TAGCACTTGGGCGTATCGGTATCAATGAATACTGCCCCAGGCGCAAGGCCGATATCCACACTGTTTGAGGGGGCGCTATCCGCCCATCCGAACAGGCTTGAGAGTTGGCCCGTCGCTATCAGCATATCGCCGGATGCCGGAACGGGAGCGTTCGTCAGTTTGTTGTAAATGTTATGAGCAGCCATTGTTCAATTCTCCAGACCCACTGTACTGTTCAATCGCTGCCAGCCGTGGGCCCGTACCGGCAGAGATTCATCTCTGAACCATCAGTCTTCCTCCAATTCTGTTTCGTCCGGTTTCAACCGGGTATCAACATCGCCGATCGCCGTCAGACCGACGGAACATTAGCCTTTGCCTTTCCCACCTTTCGCCGCTTTCCCACCTTTACCGGCGGGATTCACGGAAAGTTTTTTTGGTCCCGCTGGTATACCTCGTTTAGCTTTGCGTTTTCTTCGTCCGCGTGGCATTGCTTGACTCCTTTCGTGCTTAATCACGGATCAATGTACTGCCAGGCTCCCCCCTTCTTCGGATGCGTGAAGTCATTCTGATAAGCACCGATGTCGATGTCACCGGGCAAACCCGCAATCTTTGCTAGTGAAACTGGCCACAAGCGCAAATCACCATTTGCCTCGTCAACAAATAATGGATCAGTGCAAGCAGTAATGTCTCCACCACCTGCCGGGAAGTTGCTTCGATCCGCCGTATTGTCAGCCAGTAGATTGTTGCGCACACACAGGTTTTCGAGTTGGTCAGTTTCGCCTTCGATTCCGGTCGCCCAATTGTGAATGATGTTATTGGCAATCACACTTTGAAGATCGTCTTTCAAGCGAATAGCTGCTTTACCTGATTCCTTGTTGTTGCCGACAATGGTGTTGTTGACGATAACATTTATTCGATAATTGCTCGTGGTGGTACAATTGATGCCATCGCCCGTGTTTTCATGGATTGTAGAATACAGAACAATCACGCCATTGCCGGCTGTCACTGCAATAACATTGCCTCCAAAGTCGCAGTTGTAAACGCCCATCATAATGCCCGCGACTAGGGCAGTGTTGGTACAGTCTGTGAATGAGCAACCCTCTGCCACCTCGGTCAGACCCGTGCTTACAGACAATCCTATTGGCGAGTTATCGAAGCGGCAATTCTTCCAGGTTATCGCATGGCCGGGGGAATCTACGGCAATCGCAGTTGCCCGCTTAAAGTGTAAATGTTTGAACACGTAATAGTGATTCCCCGCTGCTCCTGTATAGAGACATCTAGCCAAACTGTCGGCTGCGTCTATGACTGGTCGGCAATACGTCCCGCTGGAGTAGTCATAGATGGAATTGCTTGGTCGTATTGCAGGATTGGCTTTGTAGTAATCTTCGATGTCGCCCGTTGTGGTTTTGTAACCCTCGAAAACAATCGGTGCTCCAGTTGTACCGTTTTGTTTGTTCTCAAAGTGCCGGCTGCTTCCATTGTCGTCTGTATAAAGACCATCCGCTTTGACCCAAACCTTGTCTCCGGCTGAGACGACATCCATCGGTCGTTGCAGTTTCTCCCAAGGGCCGCCGATGCACCAATCCTGACTAGAAACACCATCGAATGTCACACCGACCGTGATAGTAGTTGCTGAATGGGCTGTGATAAGAAAAACATCTGTGCTGTTGAGCCCGGCCGTTTCGGTGGCGATTCGGATAGTATCCACATTATTCGTGATCCCTAGTGTCGTCAAATCCGCAGCACCCGACACTGTACATGTGGTGCCGCTTGTCGTCGCGGTGCCTGAACCACTCGCAAGAACGGTCGCCGAAGAACCTCCATATGTATCAGCCGAAGTTGTTCGCTGGCAGTAGAAAACAAGAGCCATTATGGTATCTCCTCATGATCGCGCGGCGGGTCGAAGTATTCATAATCCCCATCCTTGTATTTGCCATAGACACGGGCCCCGCGCCGGGATGCGTCAATTTCCTCATCATCAATCAGCACCGTCAGCGATTCAAGCAGCACATCCTGCTCGATTAGAATCGTCTGGCAACCCGTAAGCGTCGAGCCTGGCGGCGGTTCACAATTGGTCATCTGGCAGTCTATAAATGCCCGTGGTGTATCATCGCCGGGAAACAACCGGATGCCCACCTTCTCGCCATCGCGCTCGTCCGGGCTATCTTGAGCAAAGTTGCACTCAACATAGATATCATCAATTGTTATTGGCGTCTGCTGATTCCTAAAGTTCTCGCGCTTGGTCATTTGCTTACTCCAGGTCCAAGAAGTTGACCAACTGTTTGCTCATGGTAATCATTTCCTTGAACAACGGGTCTTTGTTTAGCCAGCGCTTCTTGTCGGCCAGACTGAGCCGCCCGAAATACGGCAAGCGCGCCGCGATCCTCGTCCGCAGAACTCCGAGGCCGGCTAGAAGTTGCTGGTAGGATTGGGTACTCGGATCAATCGTGAAATCGGCCATCAAGCACCTCCTACTTATGTGCAACCGTGTATGTGATAGTCGGTATTGAGAGTTATCGTCGCGGCTGACGGATTGTAAATCGCAATCTGCTTAATCATCAGCCCGCGAATGCCGTCGAACACACCACCCGGACCGAGAGTAATATCCCGACTATCCGCCGCTGCGGTTGCGGCGTTAATCTTCAAGTAGATATAGGTTCCACTCTCAAAGTCATTTTGCACAAATACCAATCGGCAAAATTCTGTCCAAATGTAAAGTGCGCTCGAGGTTGCGGAGATCGTCGCCGGCGCAGTATCAGGCTCATCAAACTCTGCTGCTGCCTCCAAACCCAATTCTCTAGCCATGTTTGTTCTCCTACGGATTGTAAGTTACATAATTGTTCGGCATGTTGTGCGAATCGAAAGACCGACCCGCATCGGTGCGACCGGGACCAAGATATTGCGGTCCCATCTTCCGGTCGTAACTGATACTCACAGCCAATCGCTCCATGAATTTCACATAATGCACGCCTCGGGTATCGTCCAGCGATTCCTCTGCGATGGCCAGGCAACTCTCTCGGATCGTTTCAGCGTGCGCCATGCCACCATAGGCATACGGATTCGTACTCACCACCAGGGCATCGGGAAGAATCGTGTACCGATAATGCAACGTGTAATCGTCATTCGGGATCGGCCACAACATCAACTCGAATCGCTGGCCTGCCGTCCCATCGCAAGCCATCGGCCTGATCGCGCTCAAGAAGGGGCGACTACTTCGATCGGGTTGGAGTTGTCGCCTTTGGCGTATATCGCCTTCCGCGCCGACCGGGATAGCTGGGTACACCGTCTGAGCATCATAGCTAAACTTGCCGATCATGTTGCCGAAATTATCCGGCAACTGGTAATCCCCATCGGCGATGATCTCGAAGGTGTCATCTGACGCGCTGACATCGGCTGCAACCGTTACTCGCGTAGATGAAGTATAGGCTGTGATTGTTGTATCCGTCAAAGTCCCACCGACGTTAATAGAAATCGTCTTGCCGACCATCGTTTCCGCAAACGGTGTTCCTTTGGAGGCATCGAGTTGGGTGCTCGTATTTGTGACCGTGGCTTCACCAACACTGCAATAATCAGCGCTTGCGCTACTGGCGTTTCCAGTAACTGTAACCACCGTTGACGATACGTAACTTGCGATAGCGAAGGCACCAATACCTTCAATCGCAAGATATTTGCCCACCAAGTTCGACGTAAATAGCGCAGCAGTGGCAGTAATCGTGGTTATGGGATCAGCAAAAGCATCACCGGTTACCGTGATCGTCTGATCCTCAGCTACATCCTCCTCAATCGAATCCCATGCTATCAGCGTAGTAGTCGGTCGCAGGAAAGACCAGACGTGCACTATTGGTTTTCGCTGTGGATCAGAAGGGTCTGGTACTGCCGGCGGGAAATAGAACTGGCGCAAACCGGATTCGAGCAATTCATCGATCTTGTCCGACTTGGTGCCACTGGTCGCCGCGGTCGCACCGTAACCAGCCGCGAAACTAATCGCGTTTCGGAGTTGGGTACAAGTCAGACTAAGTGTCGATTCGGCCATGATTCTCCTTAATTCGACTTCTCCAGAGCAACTTTTCGCTGCCATCGGGATAGAGAATCTTCATCCGCCCGCGTGTCCCCCATCCCATAAACTTAGCCTCATGCACGCCATCCACTAGCACAGCAGACTCAAGCGGGATGGCATCCAGTATGTTGTTCGCTGGCTCATCGTCCGTGATCGTGACAATTGGCCCATTGGATTGCGTTTCCGTGGGCACCCCCGAGCCTACTGCCTCTCCGAGCTTCGGGGTTACTAGCTCACCAGCGGTAGTGTTGGGTTCCGTTGTTGTGGGCACCTCTCTTGGAGGTCCAACAGCACGCATGGTAATTGGGCCACTCTTTCCGACCTCAACCTCCACATCGTTCCGCCGAAGTACGCCGGCGATCAACATGATAATCACCAGCGTTTCCGGACTGAATTTGCTGAGACCAATTCCATGCAATGCATGTTCAGCATCCTCATGAAGCTGGACAACCTGAAGCGGCAAACTCTGTTCCGCTTCGATACCCAATACCCGCTTGTAGAGTTCCTTATCATGGTCCGTCATCACATTCCTCCTTGTGTTCTCCTCTCCACCACCACTCCCAGGGCAGGGCCGCCGAAACGGCCCCACCCCAAGAGGGAGGAGGAAGGAAAGAGATCCACTATCGTAACTGCGCTATCCGAATCCAATCAATGTGGACCGTAATTTGGGATGTTCCGTCAGCACAGGCCACAAAAGTTGGAACCAATGCAGATACGGGAATATCGTCCGTATCTGTAACTGTAGTCAGCGCAGCATTGTCGTAAAATGGCTGCACGGTAAAGTCGCTAGTCGTTTGCCCCTTGACCTTGAACCCTATCTTGTGCCAAGTGGCAGTAGTCAGGGTTGCCAAGAGATCATTCGATTCATCGCGCGAACCGGCCTTCTCCGTAAAGAAGTACAATTCACCGTACGGAGCAGCGGCGACGTTTGCCCCAATTGTCGTGGTATTCATCTCGAACCCGATATGGTTCGCCACGCTGTTCTCGCCACTGGCAAATACGGTTGTATCGATCGTCGCAAGACCACAGAAAAACTGGTTCGCCGGATATGTGATCTTCACCCGAGCCTCGAACCACATATCCTTCTCAGCCGCCACAAGCCACGGCGCGCCTGCCGTAGCCTGTGGAACTGCTTGGAAGGAATCGACACCTTGATGCTGTGTTGAGGCACCAGCATCAAGCAACATCTGTCCGCCGGCAAGTTCTTGCAAAATCATCGTACCAGTTGTGGCATTGTTCTCTACCCACAGATCGGTTGCATCATAGGTAAGGAAGTCCTCGTGCCAGATGAAGCCGATATTGGGATCGGCTATGATTTCCGCCTGCGGGCAATCGTACCAAAGATTGTACGAAGGCCCGGTGGTCGTTTGACCTCTGTATCTGACAGGTTCGCTCATCATTTATCTCCTTTCTAGGGCCTTCTGTTTACGCTGCCCTGAGAACGCCTTGCGTCCGACGATCAAAACAGATTGTGTTCCAGGACATGTCAACATAAGCACGCATTGTAGTATGCTGGCCGTCTACCCGTTTCAGCGGGTATTCTTTCAGATACCAATCCTGAAGGAACGCAATTCCCATGTGGTTCCAGTTAATGAAATAGATGGGATCATTGCTATCCTCTTCCAACTGTTTGACCGGATTAATCGGAGTCCCCCGAAAAACGGTTTGCCCGTCTACGGCGGCGAGATCCATTCCCAGATTGTCATTCTGCGTTCCAATCAAATCTTCCATTGCCCGCAAAACGCTCCATTCGCAGTAGATTGCAAAATTATGACCAGTGCCATAAGAAGGTGTTCCCGGAATGGGGAATCTGAAATCCGTCCGATAATAGAGCTCACGCATGCTACGTATTAAATCGTCAAATGTTATTGCGGCATAAGTGCCGGTCCAGTTCGCCCAGCGTGGGTAAGTAGTCGAACTGATATTGGCCGCGCCTGACGAGAAGTTCGCCGGATTAGTGCCATTCTGGCCAACGGCCGCAGTTGCACTCTGCGGAATCCAATACTTCACGCTGAATGGAGTCAAGTTATCATCCGGCGTTTCACCCCACCAACCATCTTCCACCAACACGGCCAACGAAATCATCGAACCCATTTTGCGGACCTTGGACAGATCGTAAATCTGAGCCGCGCCCGTATTCATGGTAATTTCATGTTCTTCGATAGCCCAGTTCGTGTCCGTATGCCGGAAAGGAACATTCCCCCGGATCATTACATCCGGCACACTGACTAGATCAGTTGCCCACAATCCCTTGTGGCGAGCCTGATGCCCATGATCGGTCATTACACTGAACTCGACTCCGTACCCCGTGCCGAACACGATCTTTTCTTTCTGGAGAATCTTCGGTAGCACGTAAAACTCCTGAGTATCGGTAGTCAAGTCAGTCCATTTAAATTTCCCCAAATCCCGCTGTGTACCTTTAACGAGATCGAGGATGTCGTCTGCTTGAACAGTTGCCATTGCACTACTCCTCTTCTGAACGGCCAGCCCTTATTGCGTCCAGCTTCTTTTGGACATTCGCAATCCCGACTTCGTACTTAGTCTTTACGCGATCTCGGCCTGCTTCGGGCTTGCCAATTGCTTGCACACTTCGTTTCTTTATTTTCTTCACAAGTTTCTTCCGAGTGGTACCCGTATCTTCTTCATCGAGCACAATCAGTTTGGCCCATTTGAACAGCGTTGCTCGGGAGGGAACTTCGGACGTAAGCTGTGTAAGCCCGATTTCCAAAGCATTTTGGATGCCGAAGACCTGTTCTCGCTTCTGGCGTTCCGGGGTCTTCAGATCAAAAGACCGTGATGGCCCTTCACCCACTTGCCCATGATATTCCTCACCCAAAGCAGCAATCTGTTCATCGAATTGCTTGACATTGGCATCAAGCTGAGCCTGTGCTTCTTGGCGTCGTTGATCTTCACTTTGATCGCCGGCTTCGGAAAGCTGCTTTCTCAGGTCGGCAATCTCTTTGGCGTGTTGCTCCTGCATTGCAACAAACCCGGCATCGAGTCGTTTGGCCAGAGCGGGATCAATATCCTCGTCCTCGCCAACCTCGAATCGCACCCGTCCCGGCTTTGCTGCCTTGGCAGGCGGCTCCTCAGCTTTCGGCTTTGGCTTTTTCGCATCAACACCAGCAGCCATAAGCTGAAGGGCTTCCTGCGCTCGTGCAGGCGAATCGAAGCTCTCGACGAACTTTTGTGCCTCAGCAGGTGACATACCCATCTGGACAGCCATGTTCGCCACGGGGCGAGGCCGGAAAGATGGGATTTCGGATACAGGTGGTACACTCGGTTCCTCGGTGCGGGCATCGTCTACCTTTTCGTCCGCATCGGCACTCTCTATCTCTTCGGGCGGAGTCTCGTCGCCCGGTGTTTCTTCTGCTTTCGCTTGATCTTCCTCTTTCGGTGGCGGATCAAACGTGCTCGGCTCTTCATCTATCGGGGGAGCCTTTTCCAATGTCTCTGTGTCTTCAGCCATTTCAGTTTTCCTCCTTGTTAGGGGTCGCCATAGCCGCCATCCTTGTCATGCATACCGAAGAGACGACAATAGCGCTTCCTGTGTCCTCTGCTAGTAAAGATCGCCCGCCCATCGGGCGTAAAATCCGTGGTTACGCCATGCCTCTTGCATTTCTCGCGCATTTCCTCTATCTGCTTGGGATGCACACCGCCCCCATCAGATTTCATGGGCCATTTAGCCTTCACGTTTCTGCTGCCTTTTTTAGCCATCAGCGCGATATCCTTTCCAGGACCATATCCAATTTGCGTTCGATCCGATCAAGCCGAGCACCGAGAAATTGACAAGTCGTTTCAGTTGCAGTAACCCGCTTTTCGAGATCGAGGCGATTGGAAGAGCCGTAGGTATAAGCTCCGAACCCAACGCCTAGCGCCGATATCAGCAACGCAGCCAACATTATCGCAACCCTGGAATTGTTTTTGAGACCTTGGTGCCTGAACATCTCATCCTTGGACATTTTTCAATACCTTCATTTTGACAATCGCCCTACTGGGAATACTCATCCACCCGCTGCCATAAGGAACGGTTCCCTCGTTCTTCTCACCGGAAATGTGGGGCACAATGACCTTGCCTTCCTTGGATTCGTGGACTAGCCAGCCCACAGATCGGCAGCGAAGTGGTTCTACATTGCCCTTAATCTCTTCAAGAGACAGCCACTTCACGACATCCGAATGAGAATCTTCCCATTCGATGAGGACGAGTTTCATGCTTAACTCCTATCCTACAGCGCGCATCACCCCGGCCTGCTCGGCCCCTTGGTTCTGCCCGCCCATGAGCGTATTCAAAAGCACGTCTTCCGCACCGCGAGGCGTGGCCCCAGGTCGATTCACGCGCACATTTGTCCTTGTCGTGTTCGGAGATTGTCGCATCTCTTGCGTCGTTTCAGCTTCGCCCTTTTCAACGAACGTGATTACTTCATTCAATTCCGGCAAGTCGCCATATCTCGCCACAAGGCGGGCCAGACCGTTAATATCAATACCAACGCCCTGCTGCTGACCGGCCGGCGTCTGCGAAAGCGGCAATATCACTTGTAAGGCAAACTGTATGATCGACTGGAGGCGTTGGCCGGGCGAACGATACTGCATGGAGAATGGAACAATGTCAAAGTTGTGATCGAGGAATCGCCCCTTTCGGATTTCCGGCGACCATTCGACGGTGAAATTCATATTCGTGCCCGTAATCTGTCGAGTAAGCTGCCGACTGCGCAGCGGTTCCGTGAACTCGTACCAGGCCAATGCCCGCATGATCTTGCGGTCGAATTCCAGCACCCGCACTTGCATAGCCGCCATCGTTTTGTTGGCATTGCGATTCAACATTTCATCTTGGGTTGCCGTTTCAGATTGCGGGCCGAGACCAGCCAAGAGATCGAGATTGCCAGCCTTCCAACTGAAGAGCTGCTTGAGATAGATAATAAGGGCAACAAGCGTCTGATTCGGGCCGCTGATACTCATTGGTGCTACGGCGTTCGGATCGGCGACTGGAACATAATCCCCATTCTTGGCATCGCGAATTCTTTGTGCGTCATCTTCGTGACCCTCTCTTCCGAGAAGGATGTCCTTAGCCGCTTCCGCTTGTTCATTCACCTTCCGCATCATCGAGTTGGCGAGATTGTGCATGTCCCAGACCACGCTAATCGGCGAGAGCGGCATCGTCCGGTTGGGTATAGGTCTCATGGAAAGCGTGTAATATGGACCACCTTCAGGACCATCCCATTCGACGGTGCGGAGAATCTCGTCTTTGTCGTCGTCGGCAAGTGTGATGATTTCATTCCGGGCAGGCATCCATACGTCCCAAAGTCCGACGGTCTCAACGAATTCCTTGGGGCTGGCATCCCTGCCATCAGAAAAATCTTCTGAAGTCTGTTTGCCATCCGCCTCAAGAAATGCGCGAACAGATTTCCTAAACAGCGGTGATTTTTGTGCTTCCTCAAGAGGCATCCGGTAGCGATCAGCGGAATACTGGACATCATCCCAGGTCTTTGCAGCCATATCATGAACCCAATCATCAGGGTCCACTGAACGTGCAAAGGGTCGTGTAACTGGGATTTCTTCGTCCCCGATGTTGAGTGTATCGGTATGTTCAAGACCTGTTTTTACGATGCCGATGCAGAACATGGCATTGAATACGGCCGTTTCAAGGGCATCTGCGAGATTCGTTTCACGGGCGGATTCGGTGACGGCCAACTCCCAGGCGATAGCCTGAGCCTTGAGTTCTCGTTTGGGAGTAGTGATAAGAATCTGCGGGGATTGGCCGGCAAGTTGAGTAAGAATCGTGGAAACCATCATCTCCAACAGATTCAGCATGACCTTTTTGTCAGACCCATCCTCATCGTTGTAGTTCGCGCCTAGAAATTGTTGGAGCATCTGTTTCTTATTCCTGCGGAAAGGCTCCAACTTGTCGCGACTCCATTTCATGGAGGCACGAAGCCGTGCGATTTCATCTTTTGTAAGGTCCGCCATGTTCATTTCCACGATGCCAAAAGAAAACGGCCGTGCAGAGGTGTGGCCCCACACGGCCGTATCTTTCGGCAATATCAATCAAGGCTTAGAGCCTATGTCACTTCCTCCGTTTCCTTCTCCCGTGCCCCCTGGTCACCGGATTCTTCGGATGTGCTGCATTCCAGATACGAGCCGCCTTAGCTTTCGCTCGTTCAGTGCTCATGCCTTCTCGGATGAATCTGTCGCGCATTCGCTCGTAGCCACGGGGCAAGGCGGCACCTCCTCAACATACAAGCATTGTGGAATGGTCGTGTCCGCACCTACAACAAGCGGAACACGATGGAAAAGCAATTGCTCTGGCTTAGGCGGGTTTTCCAAAGTGTCAATATGCAAATCTATTCTTTGCTCTTCCATGAGATCATGCAATAAATGCCAATCTTCGCGGGAAACGAGAATAGCAGCCGGTATAGGTCTATACCATTTCTGTTTCAGCCTGTCCAAGGCTTGTTTCTGTTCTGGGGTTCCTTCTACCATATCGTCTCTCCTTCCGCCGTCAACAAGAGTTCGCGCTTCCACTCTTCACGCCGGCCGCCGATCGAATTTCGTGGTCGTTTGTTTCTGTCAATCTTCTGCTGTTGAATTCGGCTCGACATCGCCCTCCAGCAAAGGGCGTCAGCAATGACACGATCACCGTGGTTGAAGCCCGCCTGGCTCGGATCATCGGGATGTATGGACTTGCGATGCTGTGGCCTGCCAGCCTTGTTGTAAACGAAATCATCACATTCGACAAACGACCACTTCGAGTGATTGATGAACTTGCCGGTCAGAAGGGCTTCCTGATAATTGTCGAGTAGATTCTGTTGATTCTCCGCACTCGGGTTCCAGCCCGGCGTATCGGACGGTTTGGCGATAGAGGAGAATTCATTCCGCGTTGGACGGTATACATTGTGATGGCCGAGTGTTTGGATCATCTGGCCGAAAGTCTTGCCATGCCCTCGTTCTTCCCAGATGATGAGCGGCCCACTTTCGCGTCGGCCCTTGAACCATTTGGCAATGGCAACCGCCAGATGGGCGAGTTCATGGGCGGCAATCTTCGGCCAGGTGAATTCTAGGACTTTTTCGGTCGTCTTGAGGTCGCCCACGGAAATGACGGAATTACTGCCACCTTTGCCGCCTGTGCCAGCCGCCACATCGACGCCCATCACGTAATCGCGATCCCGTGGCATCTTGTCATCAACATCGGGACATATCCAGAGTAGCAGCTTGGCTCCCTGCATTCGCTTCCAGAAATCCAGCCACTCAACCCCATCCGGCGTCTTGAGAATGCGATCGGGGTCGCGTTGTTCGTAAGGCGGTACAACCGTCTGGGCTTTGATTTTGTTCAGACCGGTCATGTTGAAGTAACGGGAGGCGGCCCCGCCAAAGTCGATATCGGCTTCACGGGCCATCTCGCTATCGCTGAGAGCACGCTTGTACTCCTCGTCGTACCAGGGGGACCGCAGGCCATTCCAGTGTCCGGGCTTCTTCTCGCAGACGAATTCGGGATGCTTGTCGTGCCATTTCTTATCGAGAATGGTTACTACACCCTTCGCTGAGACTTCATACAAGCCCTCAGCCTTGATGGGATGTTTGCTCCAATGAAGTGTGATCTGCTGGAATCTATCGTCATGGGCCAGATCCTCGAATGTTGAGTCAGCCGGCCAGGGCGTCGAATTGAAGAGACGGCATTTCGTCACATCCCGCGACGAGCCGACCATGAGATCGCCACCAGCGTTGGCGAACGCCTTGGCCGCCTCATCGAACAGTACCGCCATGCGGCGATCGGCCGTACCGCTCGTACCCGTAGTCGCAGCACCATCGACTGTACTGCCGGTATCGATGTTCTCACGATGAAGCTGGCGGCTTTCCATCTTGGGGACCAGCCATATCGGTTGGTGCTTATGGATAAGGTCCAACTTGGAAAAGAGCGCCTTCGGGTCACCCCTCTTATCCACGAGTTCCTGCTTCTCGCTCAGAAAGAGGAATGAATAATTCTCGTAGAAATGCCATCGCCATTCAGCGGCCACGATACACATCCAGGTCGCACCCATGTCGCGGGACTTCTTTATGACCAGATCATGCTTCCCGAAGGCATCGTCGATCTCCAGGAGCGTATCGTCCTGGAACGGGTATGTGATGAATGGGAGGACTTTGGCTTCTCGGGGCTCGAAGATGTAGACGAAGCTGTTGATGTAGAAGAGCAGGTCTTCCTTACATCTCAGCCAGAGGGCATTCTGCATACCCTCATCATCTTCGGCTTGTTCGCATAACCAGTTGCGGAAGCGGAGGTTACCTTCGATATCCTTCGGTACGACACCATAATGGGGGCATTCCAGAGCCCTTTCGCCACGAAGCCCCCATTGGCCCTCGTCAGGCTGGGGGCTGGAGGCTGAAGACCGCAGGATTTCAAGTGTCGCTGTCGTCATTTACCCCTTCTCTGGCCGCCTGGCTGGCTGCCATCAGATCAGCAGCGTAATCCCGCTTCTTGGAGCCTTTCTTGATCCTCTTGGGCTCCAGACCCTTTATCCTGGACATCAGGTAGACACACTGGCGTATCACCTGCCCGAATTCGCGTAGCTCGGTATGGGCCATTCTGAGGTAAAAAACGGCCATCGCATTTGGCACATCCTCTTTCTTGATGTCCCGAATGTGGAGCACGCCTTTGCTGGCACCCCACATAATCGCGCCAATGATCTCGGCAGGTGTCGTAGGCTCGTGACATTCCGGATTCTTGTCGGCGTATCGGGCGAGCTTCTGATAGGCGTCCAGCTTTTCTGGGCCGCGTGTGCCCACATTTCCTCCTCTCAGTGGGTACTATTACCCACCCCCATCAAGTATGAACCACGATTTCGGGTTTGTCAAGTATTCTAGGGAGATTTGAGGCGTTTGGGCATCATCGAGCAACTGGAAGTGTGGTTTTTTGGCATCATATCAGAAAAACTACGTTTCTCGCCATTTTTTGCTTGCTTTCCAGCAACAAGCGGGGTATGGTATAAATGCCATAGAAGATAAGGCATCCAGACCGAGCAAGCGGGCCACTTGGCGCGAGACATCCATAAAAGGCAAGCGGGCCAGAGTGTAGGAGACAACCATAGGATGTGAGCGGGCCATACTATTCAAGACACCCATTAGGTGGGAGCGGGCCAACGGATGGAAGACAACCACTATTGGTAAGCGGGCCACGGCGAATAAGACAACCAAATTGGGTAAGCGGGTCGAAAGTTCCGAGACGACCGATAACATGAAGCGGGCCAGCGTCGGCAAGCCACCCAGACCAGAAAAGCGGGCCAACGTCGATCAGACAACCAAAGCGGATAAGCGGGCCAGTCACGTTCAGACACCCAGACTGGCGAAGCGGGCCAAATGGTGCGAGACACCCATACAGCACAAGCGGGCCAGCGCCTTGAAGGCACCCAAAGAACGAAAGCGGGCCAAAAAGTGGAAGACACCCGAGAGCGCAGAGCGAGCCATTGGTATCAAGACATCCGACAAGGAGAAGCGGGCCAACAGGTTCGAGACAACCAGGCTGGTGAAGCGGGCCACGGAATACAAGACAACCACAACGCCAAAGCGGGCCATGACTAAAAAGTCAACCAAAACGGACAAGCGTTTCTTTCAGAAAGTGAGGAAGCCATGAAAGAGTCCAAGTCGCTCAAAACGATCGTCAGGGGAGCTTACGACATCCAAAAGCTCCGAATCCAGATGGGGAACCGGATCGTAGGCAACTTCAAGGCAAAACTCGGCCAGGAACCCGGTCACACAGAAAAGGAAATAGACGCCGAGGGCAAGCAAATCCTCGCCAATATCCGGGCAGCCTACAAGAAGATCACCGATGGCGTGACAACTTTCCCCCGACAAACCACGTTCGTCGGGGATGAAGTCATCAGCGATTACACCGAACTTTGCCTGATCGCCCAGTACATAGATCTGGAGAAGTACGAGGATCAGCATTTCCGGCGCTTGGGGGCCATTCTGAATGGCTATCCGATCTTCACGAAGTTCCTGAAAGGAATCAAAGGCATCGGCCCGGCGATGGCGGGTGTCATCATCAGCGAGATCGACATCCACAAGGCCCGATACCCCTCCAGTTTGTGGAGATACGCCGGGCTCGATGTGGTTGGCGAATGGCAGATAGACCACATAGAACCTATCTCGGGCAACATCACAAAGGAAATGCTTGAGGCAATTCCTGAACGGCGGCCCTTAGAAGGAGACAAATGCGTCGTTGGCGAAAAGATTACCGCCTCTGTGGATTACCAGACGCTTCGGGTTGAATACCAATGGAACGATCGTCCCGAAAGCGCTGTTGTCATTTACAAGTTCACCCATACTGGTGGCCGATCCCGCCGCAAGGAACATCTGATAGACGTTAAGTATATAGACAAGAATGGCAAGCCGGCCGAACGGAAAACGATCACGTTCAACCCGTTCCTAAAAACGAAGCTCACGGGTGTACTCGCTTCATCTTTCCTCCGCACGTCTAAATGGGAGGATGTAGACAAAGAGCAATGGGAAGGCGAATTTGGCCGGGACGACATGAGGCGCGAAAAACCCAACGGGCAACGACAAGTGCTGTTAATCCAGAGCCCCTACGCTCGCGAATACTACAACTACCGCTGGCGTCTCCAGCATCACGTCAAGTATGGCCAGGAGGATGTTTCGGATGGCCATCGCCATAATATGGCAGTGAGATTCATGATCAAGAGATTCCTGGTTGATCTCTACAAGGCGTGGCGTGGTTTGGAAGATTTGCCGATTGCGCCTGAGTATCACGAAGCAAAGTTGGGACACGTTCACGAGGCCACTAAAGAACCATGCTCGCTAAGCACCTAAACAAAGACCACCCCCTGTACGATTTTGACATGGAAGTCCTCGCCCTGCTGCCGCCTGAACAGATGCGAGGAGGGAAAGGATACCATGCCAAACTCCAAGATATCGCTTACGATCTAGGCGAGAAAAACCAGAAGCCGGTTCTGGCTGCCATTCTTCGCATGGCCCACGCTTTCGGCACGGATACGCATTATGTGGAGAACTGGCACTGCGTCCGCATCAAGCAAACATCCTGGCCCAAGGCCAAGTTGGCGGCCGAGCGGTATCTGAACGATGTGTACGGGGATGAGGGTTAGGGAAACAAGCGGAAAACCCTAGTAAACACTTCGGAATCTCGGGTAAAAGTAATCGGCTGGCGAAAAGTTGCAACAACCTGAGATTTATCCCATTCCCCCTTTGGCAAAAGTCGCCAGCGCCAATTATCCCATTGCATGACATGATTCTCATCCCATTCGCATAAAGTTACTTTGTTGCAACCAAGGGGACCGTTGATGAATGTGGCTTGGTGAGAATCTGGGCTTACCCTTTCAAAGTGAACCGCCCCAGATTCAATGGATGCTGGTAAACTGTGCCAATCGCTATCTCTTGCCACGGCCACGGCTGGCCCGAGGAAAGCCGTCCGGGCAAGAACAGTACCTCCTGCGGCTACGATCAGACGCTGGAATAGGGTTCTACGGGTCATAAGGAGGATTCTCCTTTTGTAGCAAAAAACACATGACCTGTCCCTGGGATTTTGTGAAGCGGCGGATCATCCATCATGTCGTAATGGCCTAGAACGGTTTCCACAGTTGGCCTATCTGAGTATGCGGCCAAGAGCAAAAGTGTGTATCCGGTATTCGTAGGATCCCAGCGCTTATCCATGCGCATGAGATAGGTTTCACTAATTGGGGCAGTACATTCTGCCATAGCTTTGATCGGTGCCGACAGAAATGCCAGGCGGGTTAGCGCTGAACCCACGAAGGCGCCGGCAACAATCTGAAACAGCGATCTACGGGTCATGGGATTCTTGTTTCTTCTTTTCATCCCCTGATAGGCTTGTGTGCGGCAATAAGCAAATCAATGAATTCTTCGCGAGTTTCTGCCTGCCTCACATCATAGCGATCACAAACAATATCTACATTCCCTTTTCGCCAAAAACCAAGAGGACAGCAAACAAGCATTGGATTGCATTTGAACAACCCTAGCTCCAACAGCGTGATCGGGGACTTCGTTGCGGGATCAAAGTACATCGCGATTTCGTCAGCTTGCTGCAACGCGGTCAGTTCCCATGTGACTTGTTGGAAGAATTGCGGGCTGTCTTTCGATTGAACCCACGATGAGTCCCAATCGTCGCGCCGGGGATTCAAGATTGTGCCCTGAGCAGCCCACAGCTCACGGACAATGCAATCTTGCCAATTCTCTGCAATGCCCATTTCAGTACTACCAGCCAGGAAAAGCCAAGGATGGGCATGGTGATCATATTGGTTAGGTGCCTTGATTTCAATCATGTCTTCCTGCTCCTGCCAGCCCGGCCCCACTTCCGCAAGAGACCCATTAGGACCGCAATCGCCGCCTTGCCATTGTGACGCCAGGTATGTCCGTTGGACCGCAGCGTCCCGTACCATACGCCGTCCCGCCGCGTCATGCAGAACCGAGAGCCGTCAGGGAGAGGTGGGGGTGAAGATTTAGACATCCAAAGGCCCCGTGTGGAAATGGAGGGAATGGCCGAGGGCGGTGAAGATGTCAGAGGCCATTACCACACTCATGCTCACTCTAGCATCAAGAAAGCAAGATACCCAGTATTCGGTTATGTGGAGATAGCTGGCCAATTCTGCTCGGGTCATGCCCTGTTTCTCCATAATCTCACAAATCAACTCCGTCAACTCCAGACTTGCTCGCTCCTGCTGGTAGAGGCGCATTTTCTCAGGAGTATCAGTCAGCCGTTTGATTAGGGATGATTTAGACATCAGGCCCGAACCCCTTTTCTTGCCTCACCCGCTCATACAAAATCCAAATCGCCGATGAACGACGAAACTCCATAAGCTGGATCAAAACACTCAGATCATCACACCCGAGAATCTCCCGGAGTTCGATGCGCCAACCGCAACACCAACATTCACCATCTATCGTGGTATCAAAGTAGGCAACAAAAACACCACTAGGTAACCGCTTTGACGGTGGGCAATATCCGATCGGCGTTTCCTCAAAAGAGAAGTGAACCTCCTTTTCGTCATATTGGGGGTAGAGATTGTGAAAATCCACCGGGCCGAGATCACGCAGGATTCCCCGCAGCCGCTCGACTTTCCCAACCTGGCGCACGCCCTTCCACATCACACAACCTCTGCAATTTCCCTAGTTCTTCAACAGCCTCTTTGCGGCGAGATTCCACGAGTTTCGTCAATTCTTCTACATTGGCACAGGCGTAAATCTCGTCTACGTGAATCGCCCAATCAATCTCGCACCTCACGGGCCCTTTCATTGCACACAGGCCGGTTTTCAAGACAAAAGGTTGGTGCAGTGCCCATCCAACCGGCCAACCCTCCCAAACGTCCTGTGCCAGTGGTAGACAATTGCTGCGAACCTGCTCAACCCTTTTCGAATTTCTTCCAGTTCATGATCTTGCCACATCACGCAATCCGCCTTCCTGGCCATGCTGCATTAATTCAAGACCCAAACGGACTAAGCGGCGGCCAACAGAATGAATCGTCTTCCATCGATCCTTCTTTTCGGCGGCAACGCAACCAGTATCCAAATCATCCGCCAATAATCGAATGTGGTCGGAATCTTGCTTGAAGCACACGCGTTTCTCACAGGCAGCCCAAATGCTCCTGATCTCAGCCACAGCTTGCGGCTGTTCATCCTCAACATGGGCTATCACCATCTGCCAAGCCTCAATCATATCCATCGGATTCTTCCAATCCATCAATCAGATCATCAACCGAATCATAGTAGTCGGCATCCGGCGCATCAGCATAATCCTCAAGATCATGCGGTAAAGGAGCGCCAACATCCGCCCATATCCTAAAAAGCTCATGCTCGTCCATCTGCTACCTTCTCAGCCGGGAGCGACTATCAATGCCCCCAAGGAATCCAGGTTGAGCCCGAAAGCCTTTTTGGCGCCACACATAGCCTTACAGGTGCCATCAGGCTTCAATACCAGTATGGTACTCGGGTAAAAACGGTCAGCCTTACTCACCTTCACCCACACTTCGCCATTTTCTCTCTTCTCCAGGCTGATTTCCACCGAAATTAGAGGTGGCGATTGCGGTTCTGATGTTGGCAGTGCTTTCGGTCCTACAATCGTGTACTCAATCATTCCTCAATCTCCTGGAAGAGCCTGATATAAAGCGGCGGGCCGGATTACCCCTGTCCGGCTTCCCAGGCTCCGGTTTCCTCGGCCTGGACGCCGTGTTTTGGCAGAAACACTTCGTACGGCCGAACAGGGGAGCCTGTTGAGCAACTACCCTTACCCGGCGCTGCCACGCCGCCGCCGCATACCAAGAATACCACAAAAAGTGCTCAAAAGCAAGAAGAAAGATGCGAAAAAAGATGGAAATGAGGAATCCAGGGAGGGGGTTAACTATTAGGGGCGCGGCCAATCAGCCCGGGGGGCGTGGTTCAAATCCTGAGCATGAGGGAACCTAAAACCTTGCTGTTGCTACACTTATAGCTGGTAGGATGGCCCGCCACCATGACACTGCACCCTGTCATGCTGCTCAATCAGCGCTATTGGAGCGTGACTGGAGATGCGATGGAGATTGGGATGTTGAGCTTGTGAATCTCTTCACAATGTGACGGCATACCGCCATGATTGTGAAATAGTTCACAGTGTTTACATTGTAATACACATTCAGACATCGCTGACTTGTATCACAAGTATATCACACTCTCTCTGTGATACTCGATACTGATATATCTGTGATGCCTCTGTGATACGTATACTAATTCTGTCTACATTAGTATGAGATTGGTATTAGCGCTTTGAAGAATTGGCGCTTCTTACCCTCAACCCCGGCTTCCGCACCACATCCTATTGTAACGCTGCTGTCAAGCTACCATGAATCTCAGGGCTTGTCAACCCCTTTTACGTCCATTCTCCGCTCATTCTCCATTGAGCTGTAAACTCTTGCGAGCGCAGGATTTATGAGCCAAAAGTGCCGATATTTTCTGATGATCATTAGGATAAACCTAACGATTAGACAGGTTTTCTCTATGTATCGTGTTGTGCGGTCATTCTCCGGGGGTTCTCCGCCGAGTCTCCAAAACATATTTGAGATTCTCCTTGCATCTGCTGAAACGTGTGGTACACTTTGATTGCCGATTGTGGCACAGAGGACAGGATGATGAACAAGGAAATCGGAGCTACTGTCGTGTATCCCAGCATTCGGGCATCTGGTTACGATACGAATACCGCTACCGTGCGTGTTCGTCGTGGTTGCCACAACGAGACGGTCACCGACATTCCGGGTGATGTCTCTCTCGGGCGAGGTGATCGCATCACGGCCATCCGACGGCCCAATAATCCTTATTTGGTCTATGTCGGCCACGGAATGCCCGGCGATGTTGCCTGAGTAAGACTGACGACCCGCCCCCGAGGGCCCTACGGGGCTCCAGGGGATAGGCCACTTGGGGCATGTGGATTCTCACAATCAACGTGTTCTGGCCCAACATGCCAGATAGCATGAATAAGATCGCCGACCCTGATTTCTTTGTCACATTCGATACAGATACCAGCGTATTTGGCTTTGTGCACGCCAGACGGTGGGTTGAGCGGTCGTTCTCGACTACGGCTGCCCTTAATCTCGACGAATGATTTCATGGGTCTTCAGCTCCTCAAGACCAGTAGAGTTGCAGCCGCTTCAGACTGGTAATCGGTATCCGGTCTACTTGTGGTATACAATGTATTGCGCCATCTTTCACAACAGGCTTGTCGTAGGCGACGGTCAGGTGATTTTTCGTTACGCCTGTAATCTCACAACGCGCCCAAAATGCGTCTCGAGAAAGGATTTCGACATGCCGGCCGAGCAGGCGTTCTCGTAGATTTTTGAGTTCTAGCATTTCCCCTCCTCCCGCTTAAGGATAACGGTTGTCTTTCTCATTCTGGCCCGCTT